ATGTTGTAAAAGGTAATAGGACAGATGCGGTTCAGGGTAAATATGACCTTTCTTGCGGAACTGATATGCTTGTTACTGCAACTGAATCTTTAAATATTGTATCTCTTAATACTCACATTATGGGTTCTAAGGGATTATACATAAGGGGTACTGAAGGTCAGATAGGTGGTCAAGAAATTAGGTATACTGGAAAAACCTATTCTGGAGCAAGAGAAACATCAACCGCGAATGATAGTTCTCAAAACCCAACAGGAATACAAACTGCTATATTTCACGGAACCTTTAAAGGTTGTGCGGATAAGTCATTACATGCAAGTAAAGCAAACAGTTCTGTTCTTGCGCTCGCAGCATCTACTTCACTAGGTGCAGTCGGAACAAGTGCTGCAGCAGCAACGTTTATTAGTGCTGCGAGTGCGATTTCTGGTGTTCTTGCAATAAAAGATTTAATGGCAAACTTTGGTCAAGAAGCAGAAAGTGGAATGGGAGCATCAGATTATAATACCGTAGAATCAATTGATGTTGATAATATCTTTACGAACAATTATGAATTGGCAGATACTGCAACTAATAATAATCAAAAGAATAAATTATTACTCACTAAGTTTGCATACGCAAAAGGAGAGAAGCATGTAGCGATTGATGCTAATGACTATATGTTAACCGATATAAAAGGTCTTGATCACTATGAAGAAGTATTTAAGACACAACCTACAACACAAGAAATAAGGTCAGCATTTAGAAATGATGATTCTCGACTTAAAACTACTCTTGGCGCGAAACTTATTGTTGAAGGTAAATTAAATAAAAATTACCTTAATATGACTCCTCCTTCAATGACAGGTAGGATAACATCAGCAGTTACCAATAAAGAAGGTAGATATGGATATACACCTATCGGTAATTCATTAGATAATAGAGGAAAGAGATTTTAGAATGCCACAATTGATTCCAGACTTTATATATGACCCAAATATTTTATCACCTATAAGTTCTAGGACTAAACTTGCTAAGGGTGTTACTCTAGCAAAGTTTCTTGGTGCTTATGGAGATAAAATGAGTTTTTATAATATCGCGAACGAACAAGCAAGAGTTCAGATAGCAAGAAACTTAACTTTGCACGCAAGAGCGATTACACTTATAAATGGAAATACAGATAGATTTAATGATATTAGACTTATTGTAAGTGAAGGTCTTTATGACCGTAATATACCAGACCTATCAAATGAAACTATGAAACAAAAAGCACTAGGCAATCTAGTCTATTATCAAGTCATTGGTGATAATGGAACAATAGATTTAGAAAGAACTTATGATGTTGCTAAGTTTTGGTCTCAATATTTAGAATTTGACGAGTTAATATTAGATTATGATGAGTATAATCCAGATGGAAGTTTAACATCTCAAATTGGATTATTAATGCCAAACGTTCCTACAAACTATAACGTGACATATAAAAGTCAAGGACAAAACGAAACCTTTAATGACGATTCATTATTAACTATGTTTAATGGAGCAATTCAACAGAAGGGAGCATTAGTTGAATTTACTGACAAGAATATAATAAAACCTGTTGCTCCAAGTAAAGCAAAATAGAATAATATTTTTTAAAATAATAGTAACAAAAACATATAAATAACAGTATGACAAGAAGAGCATTCGCACAAGAAGATATAAACTTAGGAACTAACTCAGTAGAGATTAGTCGAACTCGCAGGTATGTCGATATAGACTTGACACTTGCAGTAAAACCTACGAGTGGTGACATATATAAAAAGAATGATGCTGCGGCAGTTAAACAAGCAGTTAAAAATCTCATTATGACTAACCGATTGGAAAAACCTTTCAGACCAAACTTTGGCGGTAATATAAGGAGTGCTTTATTTGAATTAGCAGATTATGGAGAAAACTTCATATTGACTGACCAAATAACTTCTACAATACAAAGAAATGAACCAAGAGCAAAGGTTATTAAAATTATTACGACAACAACAGACGATTATAAAAACTCTGTTGACGTTACAATAATTTTTAGAATAAGGAATACATCAGAATTGGTTCAATTAACTACAAATCTCGTAAGGTTAAGATAAAATGGCAACTACAATAAGTTCAACTTCTTTAGATATTAATAGTATAAAGCAAAATTTAAAGGATTCCCTCAGAAACTCTGGAGAGTTTGGAGACTTTGATTTTGATGCGTCTGGGTTATCAAGTATTCTTGACGTACTTGCCTACAACACACATTACAATGGTCTTACCGCAAACTTTGCTTTGAATGAATCATTCCTAAGTACTGCGCAACTTAGAAGTTCAGTGTTATCTTTAGCAGAAGGTATTGGTTATGTTGCTGACTCAAAAACTGCTCCGCAAGCAACTATAAAAATGTCTCTCACAATAAGCGGAGGTGGTGGTCCAGCAACAATACAAATAAACGAAAACTTTAAATTTAATACTACAGTAGATGATATTAATTATGTGTTTCAAACAAGAGAAGATATATCTGCTATAAACTCAAATGGAAGTTATAATTTTACTGACATTGGCGGAGAAGATAAAATAAAGATTATAGAAGGTATTCAACGTACTAAGAATTTTATTGCTTTAAAAGCAACAGACAATCCAATATATGTTATACCAGATAAGAACATAGATACATCAACCGTGATAGTAAGAGTTTATGATTCAGCAACTTCATCTACATTCGTAACATATTCTAATTTAATAAATGCGCGTACAATAAATGAAAACTCAACTCTTTTCATATTACGTGAAGCACCTAACGGAAACTTTGATTTATCTTTTGGTAATGGTTCAACACTTGGTAAAGCACCTAATGTTGGAGCAAAAATAGAAATTGATTATATTTCTACATCAGGTACTGCAGCGAATACCGCAAAAACATTTACTGCAGCGCAACAAATATTTATTGATGGTACTGGATATACATTAAACGTAACCACTGATTCTAAAGCAGTAGGTGGAGGTGAAAAAGAAACTATAGAGAGTATTCGAAAGAATGCTCCATTCCAATATGCGTCACAGAACAGAATGGTAACTGCGAGTGACTATTCTTCTCTTGTACTTAAAAACTTCTCAACATTCATTAGTGATATACAATCCTTTGGTGGAGAAGATGCTCTTGAACCAGACTTTGGTGTTGTTTTCATATCAATACTATTTAACGATGATGTTCTTCCTCCAACTCAAGCATCAGTTAAAGAAGATATCCTAGTTTTAGCAGACCAATTATCTGTTGCTTCTTTTGACGTTAAGTTCGAAGACCCCATAAAGACTTTTATTGAAGTTACAACTTTTTTCCAGTTTAATGATAACCTCACAACCCTTTCAAGAAACACAATAGAAGGGAATGTTAATACAGTCATAGACAATTACTTTACTGATAATACTGGTAGATTTGGTCAATCATTTAGAAGGTCAAACCTATTATCTTTGATAGATGCTACAAGTGCCGCAGTATTATCATCAAGACAAGAAATAAAAATGCAAAGAAGGTTTACTCCCACTCTTACCGCAAAACAAAATCATACACTTAGATATGCTGCTCCTATAGCATCAACAGACGATGAATTTTATAGGATAACTTCTGAAGCATTTACCTTTAAAAATTCAACTTGTATAATACGAAACAGATTAAAATCAAATATTCTTGAAATATTTAATACTAATTCTGGTACAGTAATTATTGATAATATTGGAGAATATACAGGAGACACAGTTAGATTAGTTGGTCTTCAGGTTGATGCTTTTTTAACTGGTAATTCTTTTATAAAATTAAGTGCAGTTCCTGCAAACCAAAGTGCTATATCCCCTTTAAGACAAGATGTAATAGTTCTAGATGCAGATAAGACTTTTACTAAAATAGTAGATGTTGCCGAAGGGGTTAATACCTAATGTCATCAAACTCTGACATAACACTTGTAGATTATAATCGAAGAGAACTTTCTTTTCCTAAATATCAGGTCAAGGAAATTCTTCCAGAGTTTTTTCGTGAAGAGTATCCTAAGTTAATTACTTTACTTGATCAATATTATCACTTCGAGGACACTGATTCCTCTCCCTCTAAACTTGTTAATGAATTATTTATTAGTAGGGATATATCTCAAACTGATTTATCCCTTCTTTCTTTTATTGAAGATGAGTTGTTATTGGGTCAGTCTTTCTTTGAAGGTTTCCAAGACAAACGTGCAGCATCAAAATACTCTAATGTATTGTTTAGGTCAAAGGGTACAAAGTATTCTATACAACAATTCTTTAGAACATTCTTTGGTATAGACCCTGAAGTTATATACACTAAGAAAAACATATTTAATGTGGGGGATGTTATTGGAACAGGAAGTCAAAAGTTTATTACAGATAATAAGTTGTATCAAAAACATGCTATACTGATTAAGTCAGAACTTACTCAAGATAAATGGAAAGATGCATATAA